CTCCTGAATCACTATCGCCATTGTCCATCCTATTAGCATAGATAACGTTTGCAATCTTTTCAGGCTTTCTATGATAATCATTTGCATCTCTTCCTGCTCTCCTAAAGTATTTTGGAAATATAGTGTTTAATGCTTTGGCACTATAGTTTAAGTTTTCACTTAACACTCTAAAGCCGCCAGACTCGTGTCCACACTGAGCAATAAATCCTGCTACACGTTCTACAGTATCTACTGACCACAAAGGCAATATCTCACACATTGCTTCGTACCAGTCTTTCCAGTCATCTCTATGGATAAGCTCTTTTGCCATCCATTCTTCGAAATCAAATTTAAAATGTTCTTTAGCCATCTACAGTTTCCTCTTCTTGGCAAACTTTACCTCGATACTGTTTGCACACTTCAATCATTATTGGTTGGTTATCACCATCAAGAAATTCTTTCCATAGTGGCCCGTCATGCTGTTCATGACCGCAGTTCAAACAATAATTCATTAAGTAATCCTTCTTAGCTTTAACACATATCCTTCATTTTGTAAAACTAAATCCTTACCATATTTGTTAATGTTGTAATCACCTAAATATTTTGTAAGCCATATTACTTCTGACATGTGATCCATATTGATTGTTTCTTTTATTTCCATACCCTTACCAAAGTCAATAACTTCAAAGTGAACAGGTTGTTGATAGGTATTTTTAACAGTTAGTGTATCACCTACTAAATTAATACTTTCCGCATAACTGTTTGTAAAAAAGTTTTTGTAATTTTCTAAATGAGATTCTTTTGTTTTAATATCATATGAATCACCATCTAATGGTAATTCTTCATTAATATTTTCTGTGTTTAATGCTTTACTTTTAAAGTTTTTGTAATATCTAAATCTAAGATTATCAACGTTAGCAAGTTTTGTTACACCGTCAGCTATTTCCATAATTTGTGAACCTACATCTTTGTTTCTTTCTATTTCTACAAATACCTTGTAAGTTCCATCTGATTGTTCACCGCTTGTAACATCAGCATCTAGCACAAAAGGATATCCTTTTTCAATAAAGTTTTCTAAATCTGTTGCTGGCTCTTTTCCATTCACTGAAAAAGCAAGGGTAACAATATCTCTATCAGTACCCATTTTTGATTTATAAGAATCTATTTCAAGCACATTATCTACAAGAAATTGTAAATCGTTTGATAGTAATCCCATTATGCTACATCCTCCGTACCTTGTGTTGCTTCAGCACCTACTTCAGCAGGTTGTATTTCTGGAGCAATAGTTGGGGTAACAGCAGGATCTGTTCCTATATCTTCTTGTGCTTTATAGCCAGTATAAATGTCAGCTATAAGTTTTTTAGGCATCATTATTTCTACTACCCAAATAGGTTCAATATCTAACTTACCCTTTTTAGTTCCAGGTCTAATATCGTCTGGTTTGCGTATTTTGCGTGGTTTGATTATAGTATCTCTTTTGTAGGATACTTTACAATCATAATCTAGTAGTCTTTTACCGCCCATAGGATCAGGCATTTTATCACGATCCCACATGAACGCACAAGTTACCCAGTGTCTACCTATTTTAGGCCCACTTACTAATTCTCCGTCCATCCAGTTTTCATACACATACAAATCAAGGTCGTCTAGCACCCTTTCAAAGTCCTTTAAAACTTGAAAAGACACATCACTTTCGTATATGCTTTGTATGTTTTTTATTACCTCTAAAACGTCTTTCATTGGTTTTCCTGTATGTTAGTATTATTTATCCATAATTGTCTTTGTGTTTAACTCTTTGGGTACACCTACTAAATATTTGTGTAGGAAGAAATGCCTACAGAAGTCATATAAAGGAGGACACTTCATGAGTGCAAAGAGGGCTCGAAAGAGCAAAAACTTTCACAATAATGTTGTACAACTTACAAATTACCTTCCTGAAAAGAAAAAAATAGTTAAAATCTACCCTAGAAATAGATCACAGGAAACATACCTGCTTACCCTTGCTGACACGAGAAAAGACGTAGTCTTTGGGATTGGTCCGGCTGGAACAGGAAAAACGATCATTGCGGTATTAACGGCTGTAAAACTTTTTAAAGAAGGACAAGTTGACAAAATTATTGTAACCAGACCAGCAGTTTCTGTAGATGAAGATCTTGGATTTTTACCAGGAACTTTGGAGCAAAAGATGGCTCCATGGACAAGACCTGTATTTGATGTTTTAAGAGAGTATTTTACTGCTCGAGAAATAGAGGGAATGATTAACGAAGGTGTTATTGAAATTTCTCCATTAGCATATATGCGTGGCAGAACTTTTAAAAATGCTTATATCATTGCTGACGAAATGCAGAATTCAACAGTAAGTCAAATGAAAATGTTACTCACTCGTTTAGGAGAAGGATCAAAAATGGCAGTGACCGGTGACCTTAATCAAGCTGACCGTATGCGAGATAACGGGCTGTTAGATTTTATAGGAAATCTAAGTAGACACCCATCGGCAAGTAGACTGGCATGTGTTACCTTTTCTCACAAAGATATTGAAAGGCATGAAGCAGTAAAAGAAGTGTTAGAAGTTTATGGTGATGAACTAGTTTAGTTCTTTTGCCAATGGAAAAATATTACTGATGACGTCGGCGCAGGCGTGGGCAATTTCCATGTGTTCCTTTTGTGTGCCATTTGCTCCGCGTAACTCTATGTAATGGACCCAGCTTCTTAAGGTACCATTCATATACAGAGTGGTTTTTGTAAGCCCTTCTGGAAGAACCTTACGTGCTTGTTCTTTTGCTATACCTTTTTTGATTGCCCAATCATATTCTTTTTTGGCATGATAGGCAATACGCATCTGAGCCCACTCCCATTCCTGTTGAAGTTTTTTATCTTCAACTTCAATAGAATTCTGTCTGTTTTTAGGATCTTGTAATCTTGCTTCACTGTATTCAAACATATCTCCTTGATCCTCTGGATCAGCATATCTTTGGCTAAATTCCTGGAAACTGAAACTGCGATGTCTGACAATTTGATGTGCTATATCCCGTGTTGTTTTTATTTCTAAACAAGCATTTACCATTTCTAAAGGTGACCAATGTTGATGTTTAACAAGATACTTTATAAGTTTTTCGCTTGTTTCTTTATTCATTTGATTACTTGGATTACTTACCCTGGCACAATAAGCAATTAAATCTTGGCAATTTAATGGCTGTCCATCTGGATAAGTTTGAAACTCAGATGCTTTGGTATAGCTTATTAATTTTACTTCCATTTAAAACTCCTAGTAAGTTAAATCTGCGGCAACTATAAATCTTGAATCTTCAGATTTTAATTTTCCTGGTCGATGCCACTCTTTACTTTCGTAAATTATCCAACCACCTAACAGTGGTGGCTCCATGTGTCTAAGTTTATCTTCTGGTCCATTAGGAGCAAATTCTGTTCCACAGTCATCATCTGCTTCAGGCAAATGAACATAGTACACACCGCTAATACTATTAACACTGATGTCATGCCAATGATGATGCCAAAGTTTTTCTCTATCTTCTCCTGGTAGTTTTGTCATAAAACTCCATGCTTGAATAGCTTTAATTTGTACTTCTTTTTCCAAAAACATAAAACAACTCATAATGAAACTCATTTTAAGTTTCATCCAATGCGGACTTTGTAATCCAAACACATTAAAGTTTGTTTGAAACTTTGGACTATTAGTCCAAAACTTTCCATCATTAATTGCTTGTTTTACATCTTCGCAAACCATATCTCTATCTCTTTGTGTGATAAGATAGTTCCAATCATATTTTTTTATATTCATCCTGTCCTCAATACAATGTGTACACCCCATGGAGATATTACAGGCGGACCTATTGTGTCTATGCCTATTACCTTTACTGCTTCAGAAAAGTCTGGGTGCATCTTATGTTCATCAAACCAACCGAGATCACCTCCCTGCCTGGGACCACTAGCACAGGCACTAAATTGTCCTGCGGCATCTTGGAATGAAATATTACCTGTCTTAAGTTCTTTTATTATTCTTTCTGCTTCTTTGACAGCAACGCCCAAAGGTCTATCGTGGGTGCTGTTCTCTGCGTCTTTATGACTTAATAAGATGTGCTTACATTTTAAATTCATTAATCACCTTTACCGGGCTTCTCTGAAAAATACTTATCGAATTTATCTTTCATATCTTTGTAATCAGAAGCATCAGCAGGGACATCGGCGTCACGTTTTTCTGTAATGTTAGGCCATTCGTTTGAATATTTAAAATTTAAATCGTACCATTTGTTTTCAGGATCTTCAAAATCTTGTATAATAGCATCAACAGGACATTCAGGCACACAAACTCCGCAGTCAATACATTCATCAGGATTTATTACCAACATGTTTTCACCTTCGTAAAAACAGTCTACAGGACAAACCTCAACGCAATCCATGTGTTTGCATTTTATACACTTGTCATTGACAAGATACGTCATTTCATCCTTGCTAACCGGATCATAGTAGCCGCCAAATTTATTTCTGGATCGGAAACTAGTGTATGGTCTACTAATCCTTGTTTCACTATTAATATAGCACTTTCTTGTTTTTCTTCATTTCCAAACAAATCAATGTTGTCATACAACCATTTGTAAACATCTTCTATCTCTTCTGGCCTAGCTTGGCTACAGACAAGTTTCCTTGCTTTGGAAATCTGTCCTGCTTTGAATAGTTCAGTCATTTCAAGTTTCCAATCACTTTCTCCTGTATCACTTTTTTGCGGAGGAACCAACTGTCCACTTACACTATTCATTTGTACCATATTTATACATTTACGTAAATCAGGATACGTAGCTTTTACGTATGTGTCTAGTGTATCGATGTCTGGAGTAATTTCTTCAGCGATCAGTATCTCTGCTACACGAGCAGTAAATTCTGTTTGATCAATACGTTCAATATGAAAGCCTTGGCATCTTGAATGTAGTGCTGGAATAATTCTATTTGGATAGTTACAAGTAAGTATAAACCTACTAGTTGTGTGATATTCTTCCATAACACCACGCAATGCCGCTTGTGCGTTTGGACTTAGATAATCTGCCTCATCTAACAATACAACCTTAAATGCTCCAAACGGAATCATTTGGACAAAGTTTACAATCTTATCTCTTACGTCTTCTACACTATTTGTTCTACTGGCATTTATCTCTAATACGTCTAAGTCATTAATTTCTAATTGTGTTAGCAAAATTTTAGCAAGAGTTGTTTTACCTATACCAGCATTACCAGAAAAAAGCAGATGGGGAATTGTCCCATCTTTTATCCATTGCTCAACTTGTTTTCTTTGATGCTCATCTCTAAACACATAACCTTTTACGTCTTTTGGTCTATATTTTTCTACCCAAAGTTCTTTCATCTTCCTAACCACCTCCTAGCCGCATTAATTGGGTTTTTAAGTCCTTCATATGTTTGATCAATAAAGTCAATATGTTTACCTAACTTTTCATTTAACATTTTAAGTTCTTTTTCTATATTTGTCAATCTATCATTGTCTATGGCTTGCCAATACTGAAACTTTTTGTTTTTGTCTGTACCAATATAAGCCTGTCCTGTTTCCATATCAACAATTTTCCATTTGCTTGGACACTTGGTTTCAATTACCAATGATACAGGCTCTTTAAGTTCTTCTACTATAGATCCGTCTATTAATTTTCTAGCTTTCACTTTTAACTCCAAAATGTTTATATGTGTCTTGAACGCATTTAGCTTGATAGTAACAATCAGCTAAGGCATTGTGTGCGGATTGTTGTATTTTTTTTCTTGGGTCTTGCGGCAACATTTTGAATAGTGTTCTGCTGTCTCTAATTTGCCAGAAGTTCCAAGGTACAGGCTTACCTAAATTTTTATACAAGTCCTGTAATATTACAAAATCAAATGTAGGACCTTGACACCATATGTAGTCTAAACCAACGCACCATTTGTTCAGTTGTTTTGTTAGTTCGTCACTGCCCACTCTTTCATGATCTCCAAATGCCTCATCTTGTATTTCCTGTGGTTGTTTACTCCACCACTTCATTGTGTTATCATCTATTTTTCTATTTAAATTTTCACTTTGTTCTTCTATATCACATCTGAGATACAAAGGATTATGAGGTTCAGTATTATCAAATGGATTGAACTTAATAGCACCAACTGTGATAATAACACTATCAGGATTAACCCCAAGTGTTTCTAAATCTATCATTCCATGTGTCGCCATACTATCTCCTGTACCTTATTCTATAGGCTCTAAATCATCCTGTAATTTTTGACTTTCACTTTTTTGCTCTTGTAACTTTATCTCATATATTGTAATAATGTTACTCAATCTCTGAGCAGGCCAATTTACTGATATCATCTCATCTCTTAATTCTTTTAAATCTTTAAGTATTTCTTTTATCATAAAACCTTTAATAATATTATAACTTGTATGATCAATATAGCAATCGGCAGAATTGTTCTAATCAATTCCATAGTATGGTTGTATTCATCAAGTTTTCTTTCTAACCAATTTCTTTTGTACTTTTTCATACTACCTCCATTCTATTATATCTTCAAAGGGAGCTTTTGTATCTCCTTTGACAAACCCTCTATAATGTTCAGCCTTTCCTATGCTTACTAATAACACAGGCGCATATTCAATAAATCCAAAATCCTTTTTCCAGTGTTTTACATCTCTAGGAAAACAATTTGTATAACTTATATCTAATCCTTGCTCCATAAGAGTAGCACAAAGATTAGCAACAAACATACCAACTTCAATTGAAATGGCATCTATATCTTTTCTTCCTGCCATTCGCACTGGATCCATTTGTTCCATGTAATGACCATCTCTAATTTGTTCTGTATAATGTTCGTTTTGTTTTAATACTAATCTCGGTGTTATAATTAATGTGTAGGGATTATGTCTAATATGATAATAGTACGGATTAGGTCTGCCACTCACTGCTTCTATCATTCCTACTTCAACACCTTTTTCTTCCATTGTAAAATGATTGCTTACAACCAAATCCCATAACTTCTTTTTTTGCTCTTTGAAGTCAGGACCTAAAATATGAATCTTATATGGAAAACAATTTTGCTTTGAAGGTGTCATAGACCAAGCGAGTTTTAAATGCTTATAAATTACATCCTTTGGTGGAATTTGATTCATATCATAGTGAACCACATGCTTACGTTTTTTAATAATATCGTAAACTTTTTTACCCATTAGCCTTTCCTATTCTCCTGGCCTATTGCCATAATTATTAAGAGAATATAAAGTATAGGCCAAGCCCAACCTTCTATCATACCAATTAAATGTAATGTCATTAAAGCAACACCAACAACTCCTGTTGTCCCAATGCCGCTTGATTGTGGTTTTGGAAACTTCATTATACACTCCTATTTTGTTTATAATAACATAAACAACACGGAATGTCAACTACTTTTGGCTACAAATCACCTTGTTTTCTATTTTCGGAAAAATGAGCATCAAACTCTCCGCCTGGATATCTTGCCTTTAGTTTGTTAACATTTTCTTGTATTACTTCGTTAGGATCTAAATCCAACGCCCTACATGAATTAATCCAATACCAAATAATATCACCAAGTTCTCGCTTAATATGATATTTGGTATCGTCATCCATAGGCTTACCTTGGAATACGCATTTTTTAATAATTTCTGCAAATTCGCCTCCTTCTGATGCTATACCAATGGCACCTGTCATCAGCAATGCCATATTTGTTTTGGAATCAAATTCAAGTTGCCTAAGTCGGTCAGCCATAAACGAGCTGTTATTTGATTCTGCGGACGTAACTTCTTTTACAAATTCTTCATACTTTTTTAAGTCTATCAATTTTCATCACCTTACAAATTCTTCTGGTCTAATATCAACTGGGCCATCTGAGTATTCTTTTCCTATAATAGCATCAGTAGGTTTTTCTTCACTTACTGCTAGAACGCTTTCTGCTTCTACCATTCTAATTTCAATCTCCTCCTTGCCATTATTAATTTTTACTCCCCTAGTCCATCTACCATGTTCAACTAATATCCAATCACCATTATTGTAATCATCATTGTTAGTTGGACCTTTAGCATAAACTTTTGCCCATCTAGGATATATACCTCTTGTGGTGCCGTCATCATTTGAGATGATTAAACCACCTGCTGTTTTTTGCTCTCCAAAATACATATCCCTTACCAAGACTCTATTTTTGACAGGGGTAAGGTCTCCCTGTATAGTATGTAGATTAGTTGCCATTACGCACCTCTTTTAACAAAATTGCCGTCTTTGTCTTCTACCCAATCTTCTTCAGCTGTTTCAGCTTTTGTTTTTCCAGCTTTTGTTTTTATACTAGAAGATTTTTTGACTTCTTCTACTTGTACTGCTGGAGCTTCATCAGCTTCTTCTTTTACTGAAGGAGCTGGAGTTTCAAACTCTGTAGCAGGAACATTATCTTCGTAATAGTCTCTTAGGACATCTTCACGCTTTCTAACGATCTTTCCGCCTGGACCTAATTCATCTCCTCTAGCGTTAACTCTTACGTTGCCAACTGCTGGAGTAAGTTCATTTCTTTGGCGTAGTAGATCCATATCAATGTTTTTACCCTGCATTGTACGGTATTGCTTTCTACCTGTTTGTCTGACTGCCATAACTGACCTCCTTTATTATATATGTACTTATCTCAAGAACTCGGTGTAATCTAGCTCATATTGGATCGAATTTACTTTATGTATACCAATTAAATATAGTATGTAGCTGGCTACACTTGACCCTCTTCCTACACCCCACACTATGTGGTTTTCTCTCATAAAGTCTACTAGATAAACCATGTATCTAAGCAGATTGTACATTTGTCTTTTTTTATACTCTACTAGTTCTTGTTCTACCCTATCAATTTCCTTTTGATCTTTACATTTATCTTTAACATATTTTTCTATGTCTAATGTCTTGTAGTAATCAGGCATGAACCAATCACTTTGACAAACTTCGTCAAACTGTTCTTTGGATACATCTATCTCTTTATAAGTTTTAAGTTTAGGAATACCAGAGTGTTCTGCTAGTGTGTTAAACTTATCTATGTCCTCACTAGGATCGCATAGCACCGTATGGCACTTGTTAATATTACCTTCATAGATTAAATCTATTAGATCCTCGCTCGTGAATCTGGGTATTCCAAAATTATCTGTTTTCATTAGCATTAATTGTATTTTACGATATATTGATCAAATTGTCAAGATCTAAATCGCCATTTTGTTCTTGTTGCTTTTCTTTTTCTTCTTTTATTCTTACTTCTTGCTTATAGAACTCAATAAACGTTTGTAATTGTTCTCTTACCTGAGGATTTTGGGTTTGGAAATATTTTTTGGATAATTCTGCTAGTTTTTCATGTAGATCAGATACAGACATGTCAGCAGTATTTTCGCTAAACGGATGTATCATTATTCAAAGTAACCGATGTAATCTGCGAATACAGTTGCTCCAGCGTCGTAACTAATAAATTCAAAAACATAAGTTCTTGTGTTTGGTGTGTCTATTACAAATGTATTTCCTGCACCTGACCAATCACTACTTCTTTTCAAAGTACCAGCACCGGCATTAGAAGCAAAAGTAATTGTTCTTTGAACTCCGTCATTATTAATATAGACTCTTACAACGCCTGTATTATTAGTTGCTGGCCACTCAGTTAATGTTAATGTAATGTCTGCGCCGATAGTGAACGTTTGAAAATTACCATTACTATAATTTATGTTTTGGCTTGTGTTTACTGTACCACCAGCAAAATAACCATAGCTGTTATCAATGAAGTTTGCGTTTCTTAAAATGTTTCCTAAGAAGTTGTTAGTAGCCTGACCACCAGATGTAGCTGGTGTGTATGTTACACCTTGTGCTGTGGTTGTTTGTAGAGTCTCTATCTCGCTTTTTGCGGCTACAAAATTGTCCTTGATGACATTAAAATTATCTCTAAAGCCTTGTGAATCGTTATCTTGACCTGCTACTGGGTAATCTTTGTTTACACCTGTATCATTTATATTACTAGCCATGCTATTCTCCTGTCATATTATTTATCTTAATTGCTGAACGTCCAGTAAAGTCTACAACGTTAAACAAAGGTTTATATGGATTTTTGGCGAAATATTCGTCTACTGCCTTGCGAGATCCTTGCCAATGCCCATAATCGTCAATAATTAGTACACCGTTATTACTCAAAACAGGATACAGCCAATGTAATTCTGTTTTAGTAGATTGATACCAATCAGTGTCTAATCTTAACACACTTATTTGGGTAGGCCTATTATTAGGATCTTTAAGTGTTTCGCACACATCTCCTTTAATAAACTTAATTGCATTTATGTCTATACCTGCTGACTGAACACATTTCTTGACATCTTCTAAAGATGCGTAACACCAATCTACATGCGTACTTGTTTTTGTTTGATGGTATTTGACTGTTGCCATTTCCTTTGTTCTAGCATTTACATCAAATTCTGTTGGTTCAGCCATTCCTTCAAACGTATCATACATCCAAACTTTTTTGTTAGACCCCATACGTTCAAATATTTTTTTCGCTAAAATTCCGTGTCCACCACGCCATACTCCACATTCTACAAAATCACCTGGTATATTATTTTCTACAGCATACTTACAAGACTTTAAAGTGTTTACCAATCTAGCAACAGAAGTCATTGTAAAATAGCTTTCAAGGACATACCTAATTAGTCCTACTTCTTCTTTATCTAGTTCTACAGCTATGTTTGATAATTCTAACTTTTGGGACTTGCTAATACCAGCCATGTGTTACTCCAACAAAATATTTATTAGACGTTAAATTGGAAATCAGCGAATTTGATGTATTGTTCATTGCTGTTATTTTTTGTTGAGTCTATGTTATAACGATCTATTTCTATGTTTAATTTTTTAAAATCAAAATTACTATTTGTGATATTAAGCAATACAGCGTCAGCTTGTCCTGGTTTACAGTATACCAAAGGTACTGCCAAAACAAAACCTAACTCAGCCTGACCAGTTGCCTGGGGAGTACGCATCCATAATGGATAAAATTCTCTTAAATTATTTCCTAATGCTCTAATACGTTTTCTCATGTTTGTTATATTGCTAATATACTTTCTTTGATCAGCACTATCACTTATCTTGATAGCATCACTATCAATTTTAATTGTATTGGTAATTGGACGAAGTCTAAGAGGATCACTATTAATACTATCATCTATATTCGCAACAACTATAACATTACCTGATTGATCAGTTACTGTAATTTGATTGCCTGGAGTAAACAACAAGGGTGAAGTTCTAGCAAATATAGTAATTGTTCCTGTTGAGGCAGGTGACTTTCCTGCTCCGCCTCTTAATCCTATATCAAAAAATCCTTGACCTGTTCCTACGCCAGTGTTATCATCATTCACTTCAAATTGGATACTATCTACTGTCACGTTTTTAGAAGTTGTAGTTATAAACTGTTCTTTTGTTTCTCCTGTACTTGGCTCAGACGGATCAACTAATTCAACGTAAATTACTTCATAAACTGTATCATTAGATCCAACATTTTTTGCTACAGCTTTTTTAACTGCTCCAAATTTGTACTGTTTCTTTAGATGATTTTTTGCTACTGCTCCAACAAATTCTTGTACTTCTTTTGTTTCTATTCCTGCGTATGCTAATGCTTTGATTTGATCTTGTAATCCAAAAGCAGGATCGTTTGGTCTATAAACTGCTTGTGGAGGAAATATATTTGGATCAGATATAAAATTTCTAAAACTTAATCTGTCAGCATTTTTCATCAAAGGCACCATTGATATACTGCTATACAATAAATCATCCGGATCAGTTGTTGTGATAGTAAATGTTCTAGTAGTGGCACTAAATCCAAATTGGTCTTGTGCTGTTACTGTAAATGTATATGATCTATCTAGTGTTGTTGTTCCACCATCTAATGTAAATGCTCCTGTATTTTTATCAATAGTAGTCAGACCAGGTTTGCCAACCTCTCCGAACTGCCTAACCTTTCCTTGTAATTGTCCGTCAATGGCCAATGTTATTCCAGGAGGTAATCTACCCGAGTCTAATGAATATACCAAAATAGCATTAGGTACTGTGCTTGTAGCATTTACGGATAAAGTCGAAATAAAATTTGCTCTCAAGTTTCCGAGATCACTTGCTGTATTCCATGTAATTACACTTTCTACTTCTCCCAGTAATTTAACTGTAAAAGTTTTATCTTTGCTAATGACTTGATTTGTTTCAGAAGTAATCCTTTCATCATAATCATAAAAAGACATTGTAACAACTTTATTAGCAGTTATCTGACCACTAGAGTCAAATGTTCTAAAACCAACGTCTGTAATACTTCCTTTGAAACTTGATCTAATTAAATCGCTATCACCTTGTTCTATTCTTGTTAAAGTTTTATCTGTTGCGGTACCAACCACTCTACCATTTTTTACTACCCACACAGACTTATCAATTATTCCTTGTAAAGTATATTTTGAATTGTCACTAGCATCTGCTGTAGTTACAGGAACAGTATTAAAAACAATCCAACCAGTCTCATTATTTTGTCCTAAAAAGTTTTGTTCAGCAAAATTAAAGAAAGGAACATTTTGCTCTCCTGACCAAGTTTGACCAACACCTATATTATTAAAATAAGATTGAAAAGAAGTACTTGCGGCTGATCCTAATTGTCTAAGAGCTTCAATAGTAAATTTATATTCTTTTGTAACAGCAGGTTGATAAGGAACTAAACCAGCTATTTCACCTGTTGTTGAATCTATGCTTAATCCCGGAGGAAGGGCACTTGCTGTTCCATCTGGATTAGCTTTTTTAACTGTAAAACTAATAATTCCTTGATTGCTTGTCGGATCATACACATCTAAAAACAAAGTAACATAATTGTTAGCTCTTCTAAATCCTAAGTCGCTTGGTGTTAACCAAACAGGAGCTCTTAGGAATGTATTATCAGCTGTAAATAATCCTGTCCCTATCTGCATTAATGTATTATCTGTTCTTAGGAAATCGTCACCCACAAGATAGATTTGAAATGCCCTTTTAGCAATTACTATTCCATCACTTACACTTACTGTAAAATCATAAAATCTATTTAATTTTCTTGGACTTTGTGTTGGTATAGCGTAATCATAAAAATTTGTATCATAGTAGAAACTTGAATAACCATTAAAACTTTGTACACCAAAGTCAAAAGGAAATTCTCCAAAAGTATTTGAATCATAAAATCCAGAAGCGGCTCTTTTTTCTAATGCCAGTAAAGGCTCAACAATTCCAGTAAGTTTTCCTGTCGTGGTTCCTAATTCTATGCCTGGAGGTAGCTCACCATCTCCGTCAGCAATAAAGTATTCTAGATTATCTCCAGCAGGAATATCAGGATCGATCACCTGTAATTGAAAGTCAACTGGACTGCTATCTAAGATGTAAAATTTTTGATTAGGTCCTAAAGGTAATGAACCTTCATTAGTTACCCAAGTAGGAGCGTCGGCTCCATCTATTGTAATATAAAATGTTCTATCATCGATAGTGTTTCCTTTTCTAGCACGTAGAACAAACTGAAATTCTTTCAATGATTTTACTTCGTAAGGAGTTCCAATCAAACTGTTGTTATTTGCTATTCGTAAACCGCCAGGAATAGATCCACTTATTAATGTAACACTATCTACGGTATTGATAGGCAAAGCAATAGTTTGCGTTATGCTTTCACTGTATGTTCCGAGATTGTGCCCTGTGTTTACAGTCCATAGTTCAGACATTTTGTACTCCTATACTATATTTATGCTGTAGGAAGGGTACCCATATCTGCGGTAGGCAATGCGGACTCTGTAAATGTAGATGTTCCGTTGTCAAAATCAACGCTTAATGAGTCAACTAGGTAGTCTAGTGAACTACTGAAAGATGTTGGAAAAGCAAGTCCTTGATCAAAAGTTAAATATGGAGCAACATCTTTTATATCTCTAATATCAACACCATATATTGTGCTTTTAATATCACTTGTGTTAATGATTTCTTTTTGTTGCCCATCTAAGTTTGCGGCAAGTTTAGGTGTTGTATCTGTAAACAATGAAGTTTGTGAAGTAATTGTAATAGTGCTTCCAACTAAATTTGTTGTTACTAAATTTCCACCTGCTATTGTTAATGCTGTGTTGTTAGCATCAAAGGTAGCGTTAGTGTTATCAGCAAACACCTGTAATTGAGGTAAGCCAGTTGCTGTAGAATTAATTGTAATAGTGTTATTGTCACTTGCTAAACTTACAGCCGTTCCTGCCACTAATTTTTTAAACTGCATCTCTGCGGCACTAACTTGAGCAAATACGCCTTCACCTGATGTGCCAAGATTAGCACCCGTAGTTTTTTCAGGATCCCTAGCATCTAGTTCTGCGAAGTTGTTGTTTACTTTTACAAAGGCTTCACGTAGGTCATCACCTGTGCCGTCGTTTGCTATTGTTCCTATGTTTACTGTTTGTATTGCCATATCTGTTTCCTACTGTATTTACCTATTCTTTTTTCTCATGCCGTATATGTTACTGGTATAAGGATTAGCTCTATTATATCTATTAAACAACAGTCTGTTTTCAGCACCACATATATCTGTTGTGTCACCGTAATTAGATTCGTTTGATTCATCTTTCAAAACTGGTAAGGCATCATTTTCTAATTTCTTTTTAAGTTGTATTGGGGTTAAGCTAGGATCAGCTTGTAGATATAAAGCACCTACTCCACACACCTGCGGGGATGCCATTGATGTTCCGCTTATGTTTCCTACTCTGAAGTTGCTATCCCCAAAATAAGCACCATCAGTATATCTATTTGTTGTACTAAAACAGCTCATTATATTTTCACCAGCGGCAAATATTGATACTCCTGGTCCTGTTGTGCTAAAACTAGTCTTTCTTTCTGTTGTTGCGTTTTCAGGAGTGCTATCTATACACCCTACCATATTTGCCTTTTCGTCAAAAGGAGAACTGCCTCTATGATAGTAATTGTTTGTTCCACCACTATGGAAGATTATGTTATTGTAGTCTACTCCTGGTCCTACTGAAGTGTCTGCTTTGAAACTATTATTTCCTGCCGCAATACAAACATGTACTCCAGCATCTATCAAACTATCTACATCAAGATCAATAGCCGCTAACCTGTAAGGATATCTATAAGTTGGAAATCTATAATAAGGATAAAATCCATAAGTGTCTCTATGATAAGATGTTGAACTATTCCAACCTTCTGTGGATGAATTGTAAGTCACTCCTCTATATACATAACTGTCTATGTTGCTAAAATTACTTCCCATTGAATAACTATATCCCCAACTCATGTTAACAATCGTCGGACGTTTAAATCCTGTCTTAGGATCTATAGGTTTGTTTTGATGCCATCCTTTTATTATATCAAAAGCATTTATAACACTTATTCCTGTACCAGAGTCACCACTACCTTCTAGTCCACTTAATTTAACTGAATAAATTCTTGCGTTAGGTGCCCAGCCAAAGTTAAGTCCAGCCGCAGTACCGCCACAATGTGTGCCATGTCCGTCGGTATCTCTGTAATGGTTAGGATCTTGAGTGCTTCCTACACCTGATTCAGCAAACCAATCTATCAATTGCACTCTGCTGTTTCCGTTTGCGTCTTTGAATTCTGGATGATCTACTTGGAGACCGCTGTCTTGTATAACAATGTCAACTCCTGTGCCGTCCATTGAATATGGTCTATCAAAAGGATTAGAAGCTAATGATGTTGATGTGCCATATTTGTTTTCAATAAAACTATGTCGTATTTTACCCCAATCTCTGTAATTACCAGAGTCAGCACTTGACTTATTAAAATCAGCTGTCTGAATAGCATCATATCCAATTTCGATATCATCTCTTTGATCTGGTCGTAGTTGAACATCTAAGACTCTTGAATCATTACGTAATGCTACAGCTTCATCATCTGTCAAGGCATAATGTGTGTTTCTCTCGGACAAAGGTCTAGCATTGGCAACGTCAACTGTTCTATTAGGAATATCGCCTGCTCCAGTTGAAGCTATCATTTCTTGATTGAATTGTGCGTAGTCTACGCCTTTATTTAGAGAGACTATATATTCTTTTTCACTCATTATATAAATCCTAATGCGTAAGCAATGCCCATTTCAATTCCTAACAATAACGTAAAACCTATAAGGGTAAAAGTTATTGCCATAGGCAAAAACATAACGTCTTTCCAAGTACGCTTTCTTGTACAACAATCACTCATTTATAACTCCTAGTGTAAATCAACCCAAGCACCGTTGGCATAACCTTGGAACTTGTTAGTGGTAGTATTATAAATTGTATCTCCGTTGCCGGCTGTCAAAGCATCTCGCTGGGTGGTAGTGAAACTTGCTAATCTCAATGGACTGTTAGTGATTCTAACTTGATCCTGTGCTATTAGTTCTATAGAACTAGCACTATCTATTTGAGGAGTGCCTACACCTGAACTTTCAAAACTGTCAGCTGTAAATCTTTGTGCGGTTAAGTTGCCATCAACAGTCAAGTCACTGCTCATTCTAACACTTGGTGTCATAACAATTTGTGAACTATCGTCTGTGTCAATAGTGCTTGAGCTTAAAGTAAAGTTACCGATTGATGTTGAGCCGCCTGTGCCGTTTTCCCATTGATTCGTAGAACTGTTATATTTAAGAATTTGATCGTTCTGAACACTTGTAATGTTTACATCGTTTAAACTGTTGATACTTTGTGCTGTTATTCCTGTGATGTATCCTGAATCATTTGTAAATGAACTTATTGTAGTTGGTACTGTAGGAATATCTGCTGTACGAGCAATAGTGCCTGAAGTATTAGGTAATGTTAGTGTTACATTTCCGGCATAGTTAGCGTGTGCCGGTGGTTCTATTCTTACGTAATGTACATTGTTTACTTCACAGTATAGATCAATCTTAGCTACACTTCCTGTTCCTGTTTTGATACTTAAGGCTCCATCAGTGAACGTTGAACCTCCGTCAATTGATAAGTTATCTGTATAAGTGTTTGCCCATCTAATTGTGTTAGATCCTAAACTGTATGTGCTATCAGCAGATGGACTGACGTTTCCAAAACTGACGCTGTTTGTTGTTTCAGATCCAGAGTTAGTAACCTGTGTAAGAGTTATTCCTGTTAAATTAGAACCACCTCCGAAGAAGTTTGTGGCTCCAACATCGCCTCCAACGTCTAGTGTCCTTGTTGGCGTTGTTTTGTATATACCAACTCTACCAGAACCTGTATCAACTTTAATTGCTGTAACTACACCAGCAATAGGTTTTACTTTTATTTCAAAGTCTTGTTCGTTAACCAAGTTTTGTAAAACAACGTTACCGCCTGTGATTCCTAATGAAACTTTGCTTATGGAACTACCACCAATTTGTAATCCGTTGTCATCGTTAATAGTAATAGAACCATTCTGTACATAACTTTGATTAGTACTAATGGCATCTGTAATTCCATAACCTGATAAAGTTGTAGGAGTTCCTGTTAATGAACTAAACTGACTGTCGAATAAAGTTGGTTTATTTGTTAAGTTAGCATAATTTAAATAATAAGATCCATCAAATCCATCTAGTGTATCTGCGTTTAGGCCTGAGCCACCTGTTGTAATATCATCTGCTGGTGCCCAGTTTGCTCCGTTCCATTTTAAAACTTGTCCTGTACTTGGAGGTGTGCTTTGTGTATCAACATCTGCTAAATCACTTATGTCATCTACTAAGATTGGTTTGTTAATTAAGTTAGTATAACTTCCTGTTGTGGCCACTGTAGCAAGGCTAGGTGTACCAACTATTTCACTATAGTTTATACTACCATTTACCCAAGCCGCACCACCGTCGGTATTTCCTGTGGTTGAATATTTTATAATTTGATTATTTGCTAATCCGTCAAAGTTAGTGGCTGGAGCTAATCCTCCACTGCCTCCACTGCTTGTTCCTGTGTTTGTTATTGTAATTGTGCCTGCTAAATCATCATAAACAATATCAATACCAGTACCTTCTCTTAGAATTGCGGCTACTCTATCATCAACTCTTTCGTTTGTGAAATATTGATTAGTGCCTTCAGGTAAGTCACTTGTTGTCGCGGCTACTGTAGGTTTGTCAGTAAGATCATTATAACTACCACTAAATGGATTATAGCTTACACCGCCGATAGTCAATCCTGTTGCTGTAATGTTACCAGCACCAACAATGCCTGATCCAGTTAAGTCTAAATTATCACCTGCTGGTAATTCTTTTAACTTGTTTTGATCATCTCTGTCAACTATAATTGGAAATCTATTTGCCATATTTCATCCTCTCTATGTCAGGTTCGCTATTCTACTTTTAAAATCTGCGAAGTCTGTACTTGCCGCCGCCACAGTTTTTAAAGTTTGTAAACTCACGTATCCTGGTATCACTCCGTTCACCGCGTCTACCAACAACGTAGAATCATCTGCGAATACTGATCCAACTACATCTCTTTTTGTATTTGTAACATCTAACTCCGCAAAGTTTTTGTTGATTTTATCGAAAGCAACTCTTAATGGATCGCCATCACCTTTGTTAGCACTTGTTCCGATGTTTATAGTTAGAATAGCCATTATACTCTCCCTATCACAACTTCGACAATGCCGTGACCGTCATCATCTTTTGTGCCTACTGCTTTACCAATAATTGTACCTATGCCTGGTATGTTGTTTACCATTCCATATCCTGCTATCGCACTAGTGACAATCATATCACCTTTCTTAACTTGTCCAATTACTTTACAAGGAGTTCTACCCTGTAATGCCAGTGGCGTAACATGATCGCCTTCTAATTGGCTATTCATTAAGTGTGCTGGATTTTCTGAAACAACTCCTGCTACTTTAGTATCACCTTTTATATCTGTTGTGGTAAGTTCTTGTTCACCACCAAATACAAGCACAGTCCCTACTTCATAATCTTTATCTGCTAGATAGTTCTCTGCCAAGTCAGCGTATTTTGCTGAAGTTGCCAAACCATCTAGTGCTGTAGCATATACTGTAGAATATCTTAAAGCAGATGTTCCTAGAGCATATCCATTGTTACTTGAAGGACTTGCCGCTGTTTGTGTGAACTTGATCGCCGCTACGTTATTGTTTGCTATGATAGCAATTTCACCTGCGGCTGTAAATCCAGTACCTGCTCCCACAGCTATACCTGTTGACGATGCTCCTTTTTCACCTGGTGCTTCTATAAATGAAGTATAAGCCCAGTCACTTGCTAATCTTGGTGAATTTAATGTAGCATCACTTGGATCTCCATAACTACTGTTCTTTTGGAAGAACGATGCTGTAACATCTGTATCACCTATCTGTATGCTTCCTGGAAATGTAGTGGTTGTATTACTTGCTACAGATCCAACAGTATCAAACACCTTAGCACCACCAGGAGTCTTAAGTGTCATCGTTAAGTTGGTTTGATCTAAAATATCATAATTGTCAAGTTTAAATTTCTGTGCGTCTATACTTCCATCTGTTCCAGTTTGTACTATTCTAGAAGCAACACCAGTTGTTGTAAATTTACTGTAAGCGTCAATTAAATCGTCAATTGTAACTGCTACTGTGTCAGCTGTTCCTGTAGTAATATTTGCTAATACAGTTTTAGCCGCCATATCAGGTAAATCTGAGTAATCTACGCTACCTTCTTTCAGGGTTACAAAACCATCTGTAACAGTAAAGTCACCTGAATCAAAACTTGCTAGTCCTAGATCACTTTGAGCAATACCTGTAGCATTAGCTCTGGTGGTTGCCGCATTCATAGCCAACTTGCTTTGTGCTATACCAGCATTTGTGTTGACGTCTGCGTTTACAATGGAATCACCAGTGATCGAGAATGTAGCAACATTTCCTGATACACTTATACCAATGTCTCCTGCCGGAGTTGCGTTATCATAACTTGATCCGTCCCAAACCAAGAAGTCGTTGGTTTGTCTATTGGCAATGTTTGCGCCAATAGCTTCAGTACCAAACGGTGTTCTAGAATCAACGTATGACTTGGTTGCTCCATCCTGTTGATTGGTTGGATCCGCCATGTTAAATATTTTGTTGGTTCCACCAGCATTTAAATTTCCTGTTAAAGGTGTTGTGCCATCTCTTGCTAACGCACCTGGACCTATAGTTCCAACTGTTTGTAAAGTTCCTGTTCTATCAAAATGTAGTCTTCTTGTTAAGAATGCTTCAGCGGCAAATTCTGTAGGTACTGCGGCTGGATCAGCATCAGCCATTGTGTCATCGTTACTGAATTCAGTAATTCTAACACCTTGTTTAAATCCAAGTCCGTCTAGGTTACTAATAGCGATCGAAGCCGCAAAAGTAACAGTACCTGTTCCTTGGTCAACGCTAAAGAACTTACCAACTCTAAAGAATCCATCTTGGTCTGTTGAAGCAAAGAATACTCTACCTTTTCCTCTTTCAACTACTTCATTTGCCTGTGTAGCTGAATTAACCGGTTCACCGTAAATGATACTTGGATAGTTTGTGGTGTTAAATCCACCAGTACCAATTTTATCAAAGTCATGTCCGTTTGCTCTTAATGTGGAAATACCAACTGTAATGTTTGCCGCTTCGTTTGACGCTAATGATAAAGTAAGTGTTATAGCAGTGGTTCCTCCAGCACTATAAATTGGTTTGGCAATACCTGAACCAGTGTATAAAGTATTGTTACTGTTAATGTTTGAAGCCGCAACATCTGTCAAATTAATTGTGGCAAAAGTTGTTCTATCTGTGTAATTAGATACCTGGTGAAGTTTACCACCCCAAGCAAATATCATATCGTTGTTATTAATTCTAGCAATACCTGCCGCTGTTAATTTTTCAATGGCAATAACAACGTCACCAACTGTTGATCCCATTGTTGTACCAGCACCAGCAAACGTATTGTTTACAGCTTCGGTTTGGTTAACAGTTAGGTTAAGATGTTTAAAGCCTGAGTCAAATACGATTTGGAATTGATCAGCCGCCAAAGCAGTATTATCAGCATCTTGGTTGTTAAAGCTAATTGTTCTATAAACTTGACTTAAATTTTCATCAAATATTAAAGCAGTTGATGGTCTAATACTTGTAACACCTGATACTCCTGAGAACAAGTGATTCTTGTTCATTCTCATAATCACATAAGGAGAAGCATCTGATGCCAAGTTTATATTATGATCACCTGTAATAGCACTTGCTAATCCAGTATCACCTGATATGTTACATCTGTAAATCTTTTGGTTAGCACCTTTACGTCCTGTTGGACCAGTTGCTCCTGAATATCCACCTGAGTTAGATGTTGGTAAACTCATTTCGGTAACTGCTGTTACTTCGTAAGTATTTAGAGCTGTAATGTTTCCGCTTCCATCTCTTTCATACACATCTATTAAACTGTTTGGATATGGATGATAATCACAATCATATAAGTGAATTGTGTTTACGCCTTGTGCGTGTGATATAGCACCAAAACCATATGTGTTACTAGCATCATTGTAAACCTTAGCAGGCTGTTGCATAGTTCGCAATGAAGTAATAGCATCAACAGTTTCGTTTGGATCAGAACCTGCCGCAACTAATCCAAAGTTACCATTTGCGTTAGAACAGTTTAGAGCTCTAATCTCTGAACCGTTGTTACTAAAGAATGCTATGTGGTTATAATAACAGAATGTACTAACTTGCTCTGAAAGTCCTGCGTTGTTAACAAAAAGTCCATATCCTAAATCGTTAACCTGGGTGTAGTCATTTGCCAACATACTTCTGTTACCAGCGGTTTGTATGAATATTTCTGTACCACCCCCTGGAACAGCATCTGTGTATCCGTTTCCTTCATTGGATAATTTATTAATTAAAAGTTTACCTGTTCCAGCACCGCCATCATACTCGGAAATAGCATCTACTTGATAACGTACTCCGTTGATAAAGAATGGAGCTGGGGTTTCTGGTTTTCTTACTCTTAGTCCTGTGCCTACAGCAGATTGAACATTTAATGTAAAGTTGTCGTCCTTACTTGTAATAACAGTTTCTAAATTTCCTGCGAAACCATCAATAAACATACCACCTCTAAATGCTTGTTTATTAACACTTCCTGAAAATGATCCACAAACCTGTGTGTATGGAGATTTAATTAAAACTTGTCCGGAAGGATCTAATACCTGGGCAAATCCACCATGTCCTTGGAAAGACATGTTCGCAAGTCTAGTAGCGTCATTCATTAAGAAGACGTCCATTTGATCGTTGCGTTTTGGAACACTGGTTACGTCACCTGGATCTGTTAGATAGTGATATCCGTAATTAAGTGTTTTCTTAACATGCCAAGCACCAGCACTTATTGTGTTTAGGTTTGGTAAAATATCTACAGTCAAAGTTACATTGAAATCACTTCCGCCATCGGCGTTTGAAATTAAACCAACTGCTCCACTGTCTGTATAGAACCAAGCTCCATCCCAAGCAATAGGAGCAATATTATCGGCTGGCGTAACAGTGATTACACCGCCTGCTTCATTAGTTCCTGTTAGCGTAATGTCTTGTGCTGTAGCAATATCAGATCCAGTAAAGTCTGTAATTTGTAAATTGTCTAAAAGTTTGTCTCTGTAAAAATAAGATTTAACCCATGGTGATTGTGATATCCTTGGCGCTGGTCTAATTTGACAACGTCTAAAATCTGTTCCTTTAATAGATACGTTTTCTGGAACCTTGATAGGATAATCTTCAAAGTATATTCCTGATTCAACATGGATACAAATTTGTTTCTCTTTAGTTCCGTTACCATACTCAAGTTCTTCACCTATTCTAAATTCTTTTGGTTCAACCAATACTACTTCAACTTCGTCGTAAGCAAGATTACCTAAATCAACACCGCTAGTATATTTTACAATTCTACCTCTTGCTCCTGTAGTTTTACCTACAATAATTTTTCCTGGAAGTATATCTACGTTTGTATTAATACCTTGATCAGTGTAGTAGTTTGATCCACCGTTGCTAAATTGTATCTTATATGTGCTACCTTCAACTACTGTGTAAGTATCAACCGCTGTGAATCCGTTTGTTAAAATATCTAAAATAATATCAAACTGGTTATCTAGTGCGTTTTTAATAGTGTCTGAAACTGTTGGAAGAGTACTATCTAAATATTGTGGTATATCTGTTGAAAATTCTCCTGGATATTCTTTAATACCAGTGTTACACTCAAACACAATACCATCTAATTGAACAACATTACCTGTTGACAATCCATGTGCGGTTGTAGTAGTTATTAAACCTTTTCCTGTTACATTATCATAAACAAAATTGTTTATGGCAAATTGTTGATTTCCAAAAGTAACTATTCCGCCTCTGATGTAGGTATGTACTGTATTTGAAGTTCCTACAGCAACCTGGAATTGTGTAGCTGATAAATTAGCACTTTCAACTGTGAATAATCTTGATTGTCTTTTTAAATCTGTATTTGAAACAACACTTCTAACATAGGATTTTGCTTTTGTTATTGCCGCAAGTGTTTCTGTCTTTTGACTTATTCTTGCCTTTGCTCCGCTAGGTGTGCTGAAGTATCTTTTAGCCGCCTGTAATGCGTTGAAGTTTGAGTTGGTACCATTTCTGATATCGATGATCATACCATCAATAATAAGTCCTAAATCTCTTTCACAAGTGTTATTTGGTTTTTCTGGTTGTACTGGAGCAGGGACCTTTCCTAATCCATTAGCAATTACGTCTACAATTAATTCTGTTAATGTATTTGCTCGACCTGGAATATCTTTATTACCTGTACCATAATCAGCATATATAGGTTGTGGGTAATATGTATTACTTGCTGTTGGTGCTGAACAAGATAGATAAATGTCAGCTAATTCAACTTTATTTCCTGCTACAAGTCCATGTGTTGCTGAAGTTGTTATTGTAGCATAACCTGTTGTGTTACTGTAATTGAATCCTGTAATTGTATTACTTGCGGCATAATACTTAACAGCATTTCTTCTTGCGCCAACAAAAGTGTGTACACTTGTATTAGAAGACACACCTACGTTTACAGTAATTGTGTTAGTGCCTACTGCGGTAATTGGTAAAGCTGTATTGTATGCTGGATCACTACTAGGTGATGAAGTTACAGATTCTTTCCTTGGATAAGAATGTAATGTAGCATTATTATCTTTGGCACAGGTAAAAGTAAAACTGTTAGGTTCTATTTCAATTGTGTTTGAAGTAGTAAGAGTATGGTTTCCTATAGTTATTACCATATCTCCAGTTGTAGGATTGTAAGTTGCTCCTGTTGGAGAAAATTCTGTTAGGTTGCCTTTTATTGTTCCACCACTTACGTAAGTGTGTCCGTACTTACTTGGTCCTACATAAACTTGTAATTGATTTGATGTTGGACTTGTTCCTAAGAAACTTGTGTTTTGTACTGTAAATTTATAACAATTTGCTTGGCTTACAAGTTCCGGATAAACTTTTTCCTGAGTAGATCCTTCATATGTACAAGAAACATTTATTCCTGTCAATTGAACTGTGTTGCCTGCTGACAATCCGTGTGTAGTGGTTGTCGTTACATCCGCAAAACCTGTTGTGTAATCATATGAGAATGTGCTAACGTTAAGTTGTGTTCCATCTGATTTTGTAACCAACCCACCATTTACATAAGCATTCGCGTATGATGATGTACCAATATAGAATCTAAAACCAGTTCCAGTTAGGTTGGAAGCATTTACTTGAAAGTATCCTTGTTTGGTAGGATAAGCTGTTCCTGTTAAAATATAATCCTTAACTAAATCCCTAGCAAATTCTATCGCGGCATTTGTCTGAGCAATTTGGTTTACAGTATTATTTGCGTTACTTGTATTTTTGTTGACAGCATTTACGGCTCCTGCTAGATAACTTGAAGCAATTCTACGTGTTTCGATGTTTCCGCCTCTAGCTAAATCATTTTCCCAAGCGTCAACAATGTATCCTACATCTCTTTTACATTTTGCTGAACTGTATTTGAATCCTGTAAAGTCAGCTGTACCGTCGCTGTATGAAACAGTAGCTCCTGTATTAATTTGATAATTTATCCAAGCAGTAACTTCCTCTTGTATAAACTTTTTATTTTTAAATAATAAACTTTCAGTGTTTGTGTTAATAACATTTGTATCAAAGAAACTATGTTGAGGGAAATTATCTTTAACGTAATCTACAACTGATTTTTGAACAAACTTTTTACTGCCTTGTAAATATTTGATAGCACTAGATGCGGCTGAATTAGGTGTTTTAGTTTCAGCAGATGTTACTAGGGAAATACCGTCACCGTTATTAAACGTTATAGTTTGTCTATAAGCACCAGGCTCTATTGGTGCTGACTCCATTATTTCTTGTGCTTTTAAACAAGCCGCTTTTAAACTTCCAAAAGCATAGCTTAATCCTCTTCCCTCGAAACCTACCGGAGTGTTTGCTTGAGTATCGTCACCTTGTTTTGTAACAAAAAGATCTTCTGTACTAGCGTATGAAGAATTATCAACATACAGTTTTGATGCCGCCTGTCTATCTTCTATAGGTCCTGTTGTTCCTGCTAGGTATCCTGGATGATCGGCAAGATATAAAGGACCTGCTAGTTCGTCTCCTTGCCTTCTCACAGAAGCGTTTCTAGGCATGACTTCGTCTACTCTATATGTTCCATATAAGTCTTCGTTGTAACTTTGGTCTTTAATTACATCTGTGCCTGTTACTGCTGTGGTAGCTCCTAAACCAACATTAACTTTTACTCTTGTTAGATCATCATCATTTTGTGCTTCTGTTTTAGTTGTGTGTAAACTTATTTGATCTGGAGAAACAAATCTTATGAAGTAATCAGTATTATTTGTTAATCCTGTTGGTGCTGTATTTGTTGTAGAATATTTCCATTGTGTACCATTGAAGCTATTATCAAATCCATGATTTGATATAACAACATTTCCTGATCTATATTCTGCTATTGTTTGTGTGTATTCTGAATCGTCAGTTGGTTCTGTTCTAGCATACACAGATTTGTTAGTTTGTGTTATAGTATGAGGAGCGTAATTTTTATCTTGATATTTTTTATCTGTAACAATATCATCTATTGTTATCTGTGAAGCATGTGTCTGATTAAATTCTTGAATTGCCGCGGCCGATGTAGCTATTTTTCCTATGGCATATACAGCATTACCATTAAGTGGACCACCTAATATTGGACTAGTGTCAGCATTGATATTAGCACCAGTATTTGTAATTGTAATATTTGTGGCACTTGAATTATCAATTGATATTCCTGTACCACCTGTTAATGTTTTTTGTATTAATTCTGTTCCGGTTGTATTACCTATTAGAAGTCCGTTAGGTGTAAGAGATGTTGGTGTATCACTTAATGCTGTAAAGCTGATCGTTCCACCTTGTCCAAATACAGCGTATAGTTCAGTAAAGTTTTCGTTTGCTTTTTTAAACGCTTCACGAATACTATCACCAGTACCGTCGTTACCTTCAACCCCTAAATAAATATCTTGTCTAGCCATGTATTAAAATCCTATGCTCTCTCCACAACCACAACTTGATGTTGAAGCTGGATTTTCAATTGAAAAGTATGAACCAAATACTTCCTTTTTGTAATCTACTTTTGATCCTATCAAATACATTATACTTGCCGGATCAATTAGAAACTTTCCTTTTGGAAGTTCAATGACCTCATCGTCTTTTTCTGCTTCGTCTGCCAATGTCCAATCGTATTTAAAACCAGCACAGCCGCCGCCCTTCAAGGACAATCTAACTGCTTGTTTATCGTGTTCTTCAAGCATTGTAACCATTTGTTCTTTTGCTTGATCAGTTAAAAATAATATGTTTGACATCATCTTCTCCTTAGTATTTATATAATCTTTTACAATCCGAATGTAAATAAATACATTATGTTCTTAAGAATTGAAAAAGAAATGCGTTTTTATGTAAGACAAAGCAAATCTGGTAAAAGCCATCCTTACAAGCGTCTACGTAGTTATGCCGTTTTCAAATGCGATGAGTGTCATATAGAATTCAAGCGTGAAAAAGGTAAGGTTGATCCTAAAAGATTAGATGATTTGTATGTTCATGTTTGCCCTGATTGTGATCCGAAACGCTTTGCCCAAAAAAAAGGCGTCGAACAAAGAAGAAAACTTAATATCCCTGTCGACGCCGATATTACTATTGACGAACTATAATTACTTCTCTTTCTTCCATATAGTCCATACACCCCAAGCAATCGCTAATCCTGCCGCGATCTTTGCCAACGGGGCCATGAATAAAATCATAAGACCTAAAGCAATACATACTGCTCCGTCCCATGATGTTCTTTCTTTGAGTCTAGATTTTAACCATTTTACCATAGTTTTCTCCTTTGTCGTAAATTTATTTATTGGCCGATTCGAAGAGTTTTATACTCGCTAAATTCTTGGCCTTGCTTTCTACCATTATATCAGCATAATCTCTAAAAGATAAAGCCCAATCGTTAACAGCATTATTCCACATATAGTCGCTATGGGCACGTAGTTTTTGTTTTTTGTATCCTTGTTCAAGTAATTTCTCCATGTCTGGTAGTGTGTTTATATCATGATCAACGAGTATGTCTTCTCGTGATACAGAGTAATGTATGACAGGACGCACACCACGCCAACTGTCTACTATGCGAGAAAATCTATCGTCGGTGGGACGTATATATTCACCTGTTTTGACCCAGTGATGGTGTATGTCAAGCACCAATGCGAG